CCAGAACTCGGCGAATACGGCCCGGTACTGCCAGCCGGTGTCTGGGTGATCGTGCCTGAGATACAAGCACGACCGGCTGCCAGGCGGCCCGTTCTGGCCTGGGATTGAGGAGGCTGCATGGCACAGGAATTTACGCCGATCGTGGAGTTCTACGGCGCCAACGCGGCGCTGCTCAATCAACGCCTGATGCAGTGGAGCCACACCGACGCTGCAGGCATCGAGACCGATCGACTGGAACTGACCCTTAATATCGAAGGGTTGGAAGACTTGCCCAGCCTCAGTGGCAAGATCGGCCTGCGCGTCGGGTATAAGGAAACGGGGCTGGTGGAAAAAGGCGAATTTGTCGTCACCCAGCGAACCCCGGTGCTGTTTCCGATGCGCCTGATGATCGTAGCCACCGCCGCGCCCTTCAGCGTGGTGGATAAAAGCGGCTACCGCCAACGCCGCTCCGCCAGCCATGGGCCGACCACCTTGGGCGCATTGTTTCGTCAACTGGTCAGCCGGCACGGTTTTTCACCGCGTGTGGCACCGACGCTGGACGGTATTGCGATTGAGCATATCGACCAGTCCAACGAAAGCGACATGGCCTTCATCACCCGCCTGGCCAAGCGTTACAACGCGGTCACCAAGCCGTTCAACGAACTCTATGTGCTGGCCGAAGCGGGGCAGGCCAAATCGCTCACCGGCCAGCTATTGCCCGAAGTGAAGTTATCCGTGACACACGACAACCGCCCTGGAGACCAGGCGTTTATCACTGCCAAACTCGATGAAAAATCCCGCTCCAAATACATGGGCAGCCGCGTCAGCTGGTGGGACGCCGCCGCCGGCAAGCAGCGGGTGGTCCAGGTCGGGATCGCCCCGTTCAAGACCTTGCGCCAACCCTGCCAGAACGAAGCCGAAGCCCGCGCCGTGGCCGAAGGCGAACTGCGTCGCGTGGGCCGTGAAGGCTTGAAGTTACAGATCGATTGCCCAGGTAACCCGTTGCTGGCGGCCGAAGGGTTGCTGATGCTGGATGACACCTGGCCTGTGTACATGCAGGGGCGCTGGTCGATCACCAAGGTGACCCATGTTGGCGACCCGGCGACGGGATATCGCAGTTCGATCATGGCCGGTGGGTTGGCGTCGTGATCACCACCGCTGCACGCTCACCACTGACTCGCTACAGGAACCAGGATGCCTATGAATGACGAAGAATTGGCCGCGATCAACCGTTTGATCGCCGCCCTGCAAACCCAGACCGATGGCCAGGTGGCGCTAAATGCCGCCATTCGGCTGTTGGCCCAGAGTAACCAGGCGTTGGTCGAAGTGATCAAGAGCCGAGAACCGGACCCGAATGCACCGCCTTACCTGGACGGCAAACCGGCGCCCTGATCCCGTCTCGACCTGCCTTGTACGCAGCAACATAGCCGTTGCACCCCACAACCCGCCTTCGCGGGTTTTTTATTGTTCATGGAGAACACTCGATGTCGATTCTTACCCAAGGTACCCAGATTTTCGCCCTCGTTCCGCCGGTCTCCGGCACCGGGCCCTATACCGTGCTGGAAGTCGAGCACGCCACTTCGTTCGAACCGGGCGGCGCGCCGGCCGAGCAGATTGAAGACACCAGCCTCAATGCCGAAGAGCGCAGCTACAAGAAAGGTTTGCGCACCCCTGGCACAGCGAGCCTGGGCCTGAACGCCGACCCCACCAATGCCAGCCACATCCGCCTGCACCAGCTGTCGGAAGCCAAGGGCGATACCGGCGTGAAGTGGGCCGTGGGCTGGTCCGACGGCAAGGATGTACTGCCGACCGTCAACGCTAAAGGCGATGGCTTTGAACTGCCGGCGACGCGCACCTGGTTCACCTTTGACGGCTACGTGTCGGACTTCCCGTTCAACTTCGCACTGAACGCGGTCGTGACCACCACCGTCACCATCCAACGTACCGGCGCCAGCGCCTGGATCAAGAAAGCCTGAGAGACGCCATGAACCTCAAACAACTGAAAGCCAAGGGCGGCATCGTCGATGGCCAACTGGTGAAGAAGGAAATCAGCTGGACGCACCTGGACAGCAAAACTGGCAAGGAAGTGACTGACACGTTCACGTTGCACATTCGCCGCCAGTCCTTCGGCGTGATCGAGCGTCTGTTCAGTCAGGGCGAATCGGCACAGAGCCGTAACGCCAGCTACCTCGCCGCCTCAGTGTCGTTGGGTGCCGAGGGTGATGAAGCCCTGAGTTATGACGATGCCTTCGGCCTTGAGCCGTCATTGGGGTTTGTGATGCTCAATGCAGTCAATGAGGTCAATGGCACCCAGGGTGGCGGCGCAAAGAACTGACGGTCGCCGATGAGTTCTGGCACGAACTGGTGCTGAACGGAGTCGGCGGCCGCACGATCGCCGAAGCCAAGGAACGCATGACCTACCACGAAGCCCTGGCCTGGGGACGCTATATCGACCGATATGGCTCCCTGCACGCCGGTAGGCGGCTGGAGGCGGGCAGCGCGTTGATAGCGCTGCAGACCCACCGGCTGGGCGGCGGCACGGCCGAGATGATTGACTTCATGCCCCATGAGCTGCGCCGGGGTGTGTCGCTCGAACGTGCGATGAACGAGTGGCGTTAAGGACGACGCCACTTTCTTTGAAACCCGTTTCGACGGGTTTTATCCATGACCCGGAGAAACCTATGGCAACTGCTACCCAGGGTAATCTGACGCTCAACCTCGGCAGCCTGGAGCAGGCCCTGGCAAAGGCGTCACGGATTACCGAAAACAGCATGCGCGAGATGCAGCAGAAGATCGAGGACGCCAGCAAAAAGGTCAGCGCCTCTGCCGCAGCGGCGCTACAGGTCACGTCCGGCCAGTTCAAGGGCTTTCAAAGGGCTTATGACCCGGCCACCGATGCGGCAGAAAAATTTATCCAGAAAAATGCGCAACTGGTGCAAGTGCTCAAACAGAGCCAGGGTGCGCAGAATGATTTTGTTGGCGCGCTGGATGCGCAGTCCAGTTATACCGAGCGGGCCGGGCTGAAGTTTCCAGTGGGTGGGCCGTACGCAGAGGCTGTACCGACGCCTTCGGGTGACGACGCGGCGATGGCATTTCTGGACGACGCAAAGACCCGGCAGGTAAAGAGCAACTTCGCCGAAATGACGCAGTTGCTTGATGACTGGCGCCAGGGTGCGAACAGTGCGTTCGATGAGTATTCGAATAAGGCAGGCACGGCAGCCGAACAATCGAAGGCAGTGTTTACCAGTGCTTTCGAGAAAATGGACCAGGCGGTGCTGACGTTCGCCACCACGGGCAAATTCAATTTTTCGGATTTTGCCACGTCAGTGCTCAAGGACATGGCCACGATGGCGGCCAAGACCGCGGCATCCAGTGCGCTGAGTTCGTTGTTCGGGCTGGCCAGTTCGGCGGTGAGTGCCTGGTTGGGCAGCAGCACGCCGACTCCGACAACCACCAGTGTAGGTGCTAACAGCTACACCTTTAACCCTCAGCTCAACACGGCGGGGATTCATTACAACGCGAAAGGGAGCGCTTGGAACTACGGTGTTCAAGCCTTTGCCAATGGCGGCACCTTCACCAACTCCGTCGCCACAGGCCCAACTTTGGCCCCAATGGCCCTCTTCGGCGAAGCCGGCCCCGAAGCCATCATGCCTCTGAGCCGTGGTTCCGACGGCTCCCTGGGCGTGCGCGCACTGGGCGGCAGCCAAGCAGGCAACACCAGCAGCAACCAAGTGGTGATCCAGCAAACCATCAACGTTGCCGACGGCCAAGGCTCTGGCACCGACACCAACGCCCAGAACGTCGCCCGCGCCTACGCCGGCTCAGCCCGCCAGGGCGCCGCCGAGCAGATCGCACGCGACCTCAAGCCGGGCGGGCAAATCTGGTCGGCCATCAACGGCCGCTGATCATCAACGGCTTACGCCTGGAGAAAACATGAGCACAGAAACTTTCACATGGGTGCCCAAGGTGGAGCCCGTCGGCAGCGTCGAGTTTCGCCTGAAGACGGCCAAGTTCGGCGATGGCTATCAGCAAACGGCCGCGGACGGGATCAACAACAAAACCCAATCCTGGCCACTGACGTTCGTGGGTGACGAAGCGCGCATCAAAGCGATCGTTGCTTTCCTTGATCGCCATGCTGGCGCCAAAGCGTTCAGTTGGACCGCACCACTGGCAGGGGCTGCGTTGTATCGCTGCAAGGGTTACCAGCCAACGCCCATGGGCGCCGGGCTCTACTCCCTGACGGCGACGTTCGAGCAAGCCTTCCACCCCTAGCGCCGCCTCCACCCCGCCACAGTGCGTAATGCCGTTCAGTTAAGCGTATATCGCCTCTGTAGGAGCGAGCTTGCTCGCGAAAAAC